GCGCGCTGCGCGTCGGCAATCGCCTTGATGCGCTCGTCTTCCTTGTAGCCCATGTAACCAGCGATTAGAGCCTGCCCCATCTGCGCCAGCCCGCCAGCGTGGCCCCCAACATTGCGCGGCTTGACGGCTTGGCCGAACAATTCTTCCGCAAGCCGCTGGCGCCTGGCAGCCGCCGCCAATTCCGGGTTTGCAAGAAAAAGCGCGCTTTCGCCGCGTCCGAAACTTTCGCTCATGGTTTAGCGTCCTCCCGGTGTGGCGCTTGTGAAGGGATTACCAAACCCACCGCGCGCCCATCCGCCAAGCGCCGACGATCCAAGACCATACAACCCTGAAAGCTGCGTCTGGTAATTCTGCGATTTCTGATTGAACGCGGATTGCAGCGCCGCTTGCTGCATCTGCACAGCGCCAAGGTAATCGGTCGGCGCCACGTTCGTTTGTGGCGTGTTCACAAAAGAAGGCGTTCCGATCATCTGCCCAGTAAGCAGCGCCGTCGCCTCATTGATTGGCTGCCCGCGCAAGGCAAGCTGTTCCTGCAAGCGTTGCTGGCGAAGCGCGGCCATGCGGTTTTCTTCCTGGCCAGCCGCGCCAACGATGGCAAGGCGCTGATCGGCAACTTGCCGCTCAAATTGATCCATCGCGTTGCGATACGCTTCAGACCCCAGCATAATGCCCTGATTAGCCAAGCGCGTTTCCATCGCGGCGCGGTCCCGGTCAATCTGCGGCTGCAAGCGCTCCATCAGCGCCGTTTCCACCGCATTGCGGCCCATCGCCGTGTCGCCATATTCGCCGGGATCAAACTGGAAAGGCCGGCCAAGCTGATCCTGCACCGCGCCAAGCTGCCTCACCGCCGCCGTGCCATAAAGCGATTGCGCTTGATTGCTTAGGTCAAGCGCCTCTTGCTCTGCAGGCGATAGCGTTTGCGTGGCGGTAAAGCGCGGCGTACCGTCCGCCCAAGTGCCGGCTTGGGCATATTCCAAACTGCCATAGGGCGTGTATTGGTTTACAGCGTTCAGCCCAAATTGCGTGATAGCGGTTTCGCGGTTAGTGCGCGATTGCTCTCGCGCCGTGGCAACCGGATCAATCGGCGGCGGCGCGCTTGGTGCCCTCTTACCCATGGTTGACAGTCTCCTTATACCACCGCGACCGCTGCCATTCGCTTCGCAGCATCGCGCAAATTACCGCGTGAACCTTTGGCCCGAAATGATGCCGAAGCGTTGCCTCTGGCTTCAAACCGATGCCCTTGTTAAAGCGCAGCGCCCGTTCCGCATTATGCGGGCTGGCGGCCCATAGCTTGTTTGCCCGCGCCACTCCGAAGGCATAACCAAAGATGCTCGCCAAAGCATCGCGCCCGGCCCATCGCGGGCTATCTGCCGCAATGGAAGCCTGCAAGGTGCGCGCCTGATCTTGCCAATCGTGAAACACCACCACCGCCGCCACATGCCCATCACGCACCACCGCCGCCGCCTGGCAAGGACCAAAACCATCAGCCCCGACATGCTCAATCCGGCGCCCGCACCATTGCGCCAGCGCGTCATTTTCGCGCGCATCGCGCGGCCAATACAGCGTCATAACGCGGTTGCCTGCGCTGGTTCCATCAGCACATCAAAGGCGCTAACGGCCATCGTGGCGCCTTGGGATGCCATTTTCATCCGCACCGCCGCGCAACGGCCCAGGGCGTGAACGCCTATCCATTGCTGCGTCACTTGCTCATCTTCACCATCAGCGCCCCAAATATCAACGTCCCATTTTGCAGTGTCCCACAATGACCCATAAATGGTAAAACTTGGAGCGCCTGTAGGTTCTTTATTTTTGAAATCAATATCAAGAGAAATTCTTGGAGATGGTGCGCCATTTGAAATAAAAGTTGGGCGCAACATCAAAAAACGCTTTAACCCGCCACGGTCTTTGAAGTATTGAAACGCCGTCTTCATGTCCGCTTCTATGTTGGTACCATTATCTGTCCCACCAACATCGGCCCGAAAAACCCGCGTCGAACCGCCAAAATAGATTTCATTGCCCAGCATAGACCACGAAAAAGCGTTCTGCCCGGTAAAGCGACACCACGCGCCGGTGATCGTGTTCATCACAAGCTGGACGCTTTGCGTTGCCGAAATTGGCACATTGAACAGGCCCCAATTACCCGCCGGATAGGTGATGGCCTGCCAGCCGAAATTCGTCCGGTGTGCGCGCACATAAGACGCGAATAATTCCCGAATGCGATCAGTAATGGTCGCGGTATTTGCGGCGGCACGATCCACATTGATGGCCTGCAAAAGCGAAATCACCCCATCATCCGTAATCAGCGCAGCATCGCCGCCAACTTGGAGAAAGGCGCGGTCGCCAATCGGCGCCCCGACGCGAAAGACGCCGATCAAGCTCCATTCGGAAGCCGTGCCAGGGTCAGTGCCTTGATAAATGGCGACCTCGCCCTTGTCAGACACGAAAGCGAGAAAATCATCCGGCCCGCTGCCGGCGTCTTGCGAAAGCGGGATGATGGCCTTGACCTTGCCGCCCATGCGAAACACTGCGCCAAGCGGGAAGGCCGTGGCGTTGCCGGCAATCGCCTTTGTCGCCAGATACCAAGCTGTCGCGCTGTCTTTCTCGATCATCCAAAGCCGTTCTTTGTGGGAAGTCAGGCCGATGATGCTGGAAGAACTGACGCTATTGATTGTTGGCGTCGTCCATGTGCTGCCATCATAAGCGCGCATCGCATCGGCGCCATTGCAGCATACAAGGAACGTGCCGCCGGAAGTCGTTTTCACCACATGCTGCCAGCGCGCATTGGTTAAACCCGACACCACCGCCGCGCCAACCGCACCAGGCGTAGTCACGTCATAAATTCCCGTGCCCGAAGCCGCAAAAAGCCTATTCGTTGTGCCGCTGGAGTACTGCATCAGCGTCTCGACATTGCCCGGCAGCCCGGTCACATGGCTTTGATGCCCGCGTCGCAACACCACGTCATTTCCACGCGGGAACCAGTTATCAAGCGTGATGGCATCCGCCGCATCCATAGACGCCAGCGCATCGCGCGCATTCAAGCCTTGCACCGGGGGCGGAATAGACACAACCCGCGCCGTGCCTGCGGCTTGCTTGGTTGGGCGGATCACAGCGGCCAAGACCCGTCTTGGATGCTCGGCACACGCGGCGCCGGGTCATACTGCCCGCCCATGCTCACAACGCGCTTGCCGCCATCTCGGCCTATGGCCTGATTCACTTGCGCTTGATATTCCTGCAATTCATCAGCATAGGGCAGGCGGTTACGCTTCAACCATCGCCAGATCACGCCAAGCGTGATCAATTCTTCACTTAGAAGCGCCGCATTGCTGTCCGCCACCCATGCGTCGGCTTCACCTAGGCCATCGCCGTTTGTGTCAACCCAAAACCGCGACACATACTCAAAGCGGATATTTTCGCCCGCCGGCGGGTTTGGAATGATCAAGAAAGCATTGCCGCGCTGCCTGAAATGCAACCAAGGCGGACCGACAAGCGATGCCTTAAGCTGCTGCCATTGTTGCGGATCAACCGGCCCGATCAAGCTGCGATTTTGCGTGTAATTCCAGGCAGTCTCATTGATGAAGCGGTCGAAATCAGCCGGGATTGCGCCCGGCTGCGTTTCGGCTGCAGCCGTGGTGAAGCTGCTTTCTTTGGTCAGGTTTTGCCATGCCACCCGCCGCGCCAATTCGCGGCCTTCTTGCGTGGCCAATGCGCGCATAACGCGGATGTTGTCATCACCCGATGACATGACCGCGCTCGGCATTTGGATGCCCAGCCTATCGCAAGCCGCTTGAACCAGCGTGAGTAGTGACATTTCCGCACCCCTTAACCAAGCGCCGCCGCAACGCCTTCCGGCTTCCGGCTACGCTTTTTGTCGGCTTCCTTGGCCATTTCATCGGCCAATTCCAGCGCCTCATTGCGCTCTTTCTGCAAGGCTTCCACCTGCTGACGAAGCGCCGCCAATTCTTCCGATACCGGCGCCAAATTGGCCCGCGCATCCAGCAGCGCCTTGGCCTTAGCGCGCATTCCAATAATGCCGGGGATCGGCAGCTTATTCAGCGCCGCCTCTTCCGCATTGGCCAAATCCTCGACACTGCGGATTTCAACTTGCGCCAGAACGCGGACCATTTCTTTCGTAGCGAATGGCGCAGCGTCCAAAGGCATTCCGATAACCGGCGCATCTTGGCCTTCCTTCCATCGTTCATAATAGGGCTTGATCACCGCCCAAATTTCTTCGCCAACCATGCCCTTCTTCAACCGTGACACCTTTTCGGCAACGGTCGAACGCATGGAGTCGCCTTTCTTCACCCACCGTACCCAATCGGCGGCCTTCATATCGGCGCCATCGCCGCTGTATTCAGTCCAGAACTCAATCGGCATTATGGCCACGGGTTCGCGGCTTTGTCCGGTTCCACTCATAAGGTTATCTCCAAAAGAAAGGCCGGGGATTGATTTCCCCGGCCCCGTTGATCATCAGATCGTCACGCCTTGAATGGCGTAGTTAAGCACGGCAGGCGCCGTGCCAGCGCCCGCACCGCGCGCCGTAGTCAAAACGATGCCATCGCAGGTAATGGAACCCGCAGTGCCATCGTCATCAAGCTGACCAGCCGTGGCAGTCGTGTTCAAGCGCACATTCGCAGCGCAAGACGCCGCTACTTGCACGTTGCACACGCCTTTCACCTGCACCCAGCCGTAGCTATTGGCCGCGATGGCAACGGGCGCGACACCAAGCAGATCACCGCGCGCGTCGTTTGACGTGCTGACCATGACGGCGCCATAGGCTTCGTCAATGGTGGCCACAAAATTGGCCGTGATCCCGCCAACGCCGGCTTGAACAAAGACGTATTCGTTGCCCGTTTGGTCAATGTGACGGTCGCCCAGGCCGAAGCCTTTGCCTTGCGTAAGCTCGGCAGCGGTGAAAGAGTTGAGAACATCAACCCCAATAAGCGTAGTCATGTGTCGTTCTCCTTTCGATTACGACGCGTCAATAAGGATGCCTTGCAGGCTCCGATTGGAGCATACAAGCTGGCCCTGCCAGAACATCGGAATCACAACCGCATCCTGATTGATTGACACCTTTTCATCGTCAACCGTCCAGTTTGCGTCACGATGCGCGATCAATTCCAGGTAGTTGGTATTGAGGAAATACATCCTCTCAGCCGTCTTGCCGAAATTGGCGTTATCGTCAAAGATCACATCCGCATCCACATATTTGAGGGCGCGGAAACCAGCGGTGCCTTCATCGGCAGAGGCATAGCGCTGCAAATCTTGCAGGCTTTCCCAATAGGCCGAGAAGAAGTCGTGCGAAGACACGATCAGGTCCGGCTTGTCGCCACCACGGACGCAAGACAGATAAAGAGCGTTCATGTCGCCCTTGATCGTGCTTTTCGTCCAAGTGCCAGTGCCAGCGATTTCGCGGAACTGGTTGCGCCAGAAGGTGTAGGTCGCGCTATCAATCCCGCCGACGGTGCCTTGACCGTTCGTCTGTATGATCAGCGCAAGCCCGCCCATCTGGTTTGCCAGCGCGCCAGACGAATACAGGTCTACAGACATGTTATTCGCCGCCGTGCGCTTGGCGTTCTGGATGCGCGCTTCTGCCAGGTCAATCAGCTTGCTGGAACCCGCGTTCATGCGAAGCTCGCGGCCTGACGCGGTAATATGAACCGCCGCCTGCACCCAATCATATTTCGCAGCGGACACAACATCCGAAGCGGAAATGTTCAGCGCGTCATAGCCAGAATAGCGCTGGTAGGTGCCGTTTTCCTGGTAATCCAGGGGGCGCACGATTTCATAACCGCCATCAAGCACGGTGCGAACACGGCCCCGGCGTGAAAGCCGGTTGTAGAGCGCGTTGTGCTTGCTGACGTTATCTGAAATTTCAGTCGGATGGTTCCGAAGGGTCGTGGTGACCATTTCGGTAAATGTAGCGTTCGGGGACGGCATCGCCGTTCACTCCTTATGCTGAAGGTTGAAGATTAGCCTTGAAGCTGACGATAAGCGGCTTCCAAGCTGCTGCGGATGTCTTGCGGTTTGCCGGGAGAACCCGACACCGCGCCACGTGTCCGCATATTGATCGAAGCGGCCTTCTTGGCGTCGGCTGCCTTTGCGGCGGCTTCTGCCTTGGCCTTCGCTGCGCGTTCGGCTTCCTCGGCTGCCTGCACTTTGGCCCATACCGCATCATTCATGCGGACGGCTTTGGCGTAAGCATCTTCCAGCCCTTGCGCTGCGCCTGACGCAATCAATCGGCCCATGTCCGCTCGAACCTCGGCAAAGTATGGCCTAAGCGGTTTGCCGCTGGCGTCCTTTGCTTGCTCAAATTGGAAAATGGTGGATTGAAGCGTTTCGGCTTGCTGGCGTTCGATGTGCTGCTTGAGTTGCGTTACCTCACTCACCAAGGCTTGTTGCATTGGATCAGCCGGCGCGGCGGGCTGCCCCGCTTGGCCGGCGAAGTGCGCGCGAAGATCAATGCCGCGTTGCCCAGCAAACCATTCAATGAAGCGCAAGGGGTCACGCCCGGCCTGTGTGGAGACATTGACGAGCATTTGAACGGCTCGCGGGATGTCGCCATACTCGGCTACAAGCGCAGTCTTGTTTTCACCAATGGCTTGCTCGATTGCGTCATAGAGCGAAGCACGCTGCCCTTTTTCCGTGATGGCTTTGTGGGTTTGGCTTTCCCGGTCCAGCACATAGCGCTGCACATCGGGGGGAAGCGTCGCCCATTTGGCTTTCACCTCGGCGGACCAAGAGGAAGGCGGCTCAATGGCCTCGGCTTGAGGTTCTGCCGCCTTCGCTGTCTCGGGCTGGTCCGGTGTTTCTGACGCCTTCTCAGGCGCCGTATCTCTGGCCTTGAATCGCCCATCATCGCCGCGCTCTTCCGTTTTCGCCAGCACGCTTTCCAGCGTGTCACGGATTGAAGGCTTGGCGGTCTCTGCCGGCGCGGGCGCAGCAATGGGTTCCGGCGCGGTTTCTTCCACCGCCGGTTGTTCAAGTATTTCTGACATAAGGTCTCCTGCTTAGTCCCGCCTCAAAGGCAGGTTTCGCGGGTTTGCGAATTTCTCATTGCGATAGCCGCCGCGCCATTCGGACGGATCAACCTCGCGCGTGTTTGTGCGCTTGAAATGCTCGCGGCGCGCGGCGCGGCCCTCAATCCATCCATCACCAAGCGGGGACTTATAGGCCGGCAGATCACGCATGATCCCAGGCGCATCGGGCGCGGCGCGCGGCTTGTCGGTCACTTCTTCCAGGCGAAGCGTGTCACGGTTCCAGCGATAGAGGGGCATTACATCACCATTAAAAGAACGGTCAGGTCATCGTCATCAGCCCAAGCGCGGGCTTGCAATTCCGCAATGCCTGCCAGCAAGGCAGAAATGCGGTCAATCGTGGCCAGGTCGCGCGCTTGCCGATCAAGCGCCGCAATCTCGGCTCTGAAATCTTCCGGCGCGGCCTTTCTGGCGTCTGCCAGCGCCTCTTGCACGTCAACCCGTGCGCTTGGCGCCTCAGTCTCGGCAAGGCCTTCTGCGGCTTCATAAGCGGCCTGCAAAGCCTGCCGAAACCGTCGCCCGCGTTCATCTTCCAGCCATCGCCGCCGCTAATTCGCGCATCTGTGCCTCGTTCTCTCCAAGCAGGGCTTCACGGTCAGGCAAAAGCGCATCCTTGCGGGCTTGATCGCGGGCCACTTGGCCATCCTGCAAACGCGCTGTTTCCACCTGCGCCTTTAGCGCCACCTCGGCTTCCCGCACGGCAATCTCGCGTTCCTTAATCTGCGCTTCCATCGCCAAGCGCTGCGCTTCAAGCGCCAGCTTCTCTTGCTCAAGCTGCGCCTTGGCTTGCGCCTCGGCCTGCTTCGCCTGCATTTCCATCGCCACGCGCTGTTGCTCGGCTTGCGCTGCTGCCGCCGCGCCCTGATCCTGTTGTGGCGCCGGTTGCGCGGCAATCTTGCCCATGCGCTCAAGCGCGTCTTCCGCTTGGCGCCCAAGCTTGAAATTGCGCGCGAAGGCGGTCAGCAAATCCGCCACCACGTCCATTGGCATAGCGCCGGCCTGCACCGCCGGCCCCACCGCCTGAATGAACCCGCCAAAGCCCTGCACAAATTCTGCCGCGTTCGTCTTCAAGCGCGCAACATCGGCCTGCACCGTGCTATCGGTCTCAATGTCCACCCGATAGCCGCGCATTGCATCGGAGCGAAGCACTTGCAGCACGTCATTCCATGACGGAACGGTAAGCACTTGCTCAATCTCAGGCGGCACCGGCTGCCCGGCCTGCTGCGCCATCATGGCCGCTTGCTGCGCCACCATCTTCTGCTGCGCTTGCGGCAGGTCCACGCCAGTCATCAAGCCCAGCGTTTCAGGCTCAAACTTTTCGCCAATCAATTCCGCCATCAGCCGCACGGCATCGCGCGCCATGCGCTGCACCTCGGCCTGCCTATCCTGGATGCGAATAGACCCAAACTGCGCCTTGATCTGCTGCGCCGTAGCGGTCTCGCTCGCCACGCTGGCGCCGCGCACAATGTCTGAAAGGCCCGTGATCTCGTAAATGGTAGCCTTTAGCCCTTCGCGGTGCTGGATCAATTGCACAATGACAGAAACCAGCGTTTCAAGCGGCGCGTGCCATATCGCCTTATCAAGCCCGCGTTCGGCAAACTGCATCGCATTCTCGACCGCGATAAATTCGCCATCCTTGGCGCGCGCCAAACTCTCAAACTCGGCAATGTCAGCCGCGCGCAATCCGCGATACCGGCATTGCTCGACAAGCAAGTCAATGCGCCGCGTCACCCGGTCAAGCTCTTCCGCTTGATCCTTGTAAAGCGAATAGGGCACAATCGGCACCAAGCTACCGCTGTCCACCACGTCATAAATCGGACGCGGCATGGGCCAGAAATCTTGCAAGCCAAGCGGATCATCAACGCGCTTTAGGATTTTGGACGGCAGCGAAGGCGCAACAAAGAGAACCTCGCGCTCTTCCTTGTCCCAAATCTCATAGACCGTGCCGCGCTTGAACACGTCCGGCACGTCGCGCGGGTCCGAATTACGCGCCCGCGCGTCATCTGTCACAATGTCAAGCGGCATCGTGGCGCCAATGTCGCCAAACCGATCTTCCAATTCATCACGCGTCAAGCGATGCTCGAAGCCAATCCAGGGCACCTCTTCCCACTTGCGGCCTGGCCCGATGATAAAATCCTGCCAGTTCACATGCTCAATGCAAACCTTCTGAAACACCAAGCGCGGCGCCGCCGGTTGCGCGGCCTCCTCGGCATATTCTTCCGCCTCTTCGCGCTGTTCTTCCTCGGTTTCCTCAAAGGAAGGTTCATACCGCACGCGCAACACGCCACGCCCGGCCAGCACGCTATCAAACACCGCCGCGCGCATGTTGCCACCAAAGTCATAGGCGTCGAACGAATAGGAAAGGCTGCGCTCCAGCACCTGCGCCGCCACCTTGCCAGCCGGATCAGCATCGCCAAAGCGGCGCCGCACGTCCGGGATTGGCGTCGAATTGTAAATGGCCGGCAGCGTGATCTGGGTGTTGGCGTAGAGGATATTGAACCGCTTGCCCTGCTGGTTCTTGCTGTCGCCACGGTAACGCTCGCGCGCCTCGCCAGCCGCCTTGCGCCAATCGGCCTCGTTCTTGCGCGCCAGCGCGATACTGTCCAGCCAAAGACGCGCAATCCCGGCGTCATCTTCGCCAACATCTTCGCGGTCTTCATAGGCTTCGCTGGCGCTGTCGCTCATATTAGGTAAGCGCCACGATATTCGTTGCAGTCGTGCCGGTTGCCAACACTCGCCGCGCGCTCACCGGAAGCACCGTGCCAACAGGAACGCCAAAGAACGTGACCGACGCATCCCGCCCCGGCATATGCACCGACACGTTTCCAGCGCCGCCAATATAGAGCGCCTTGCACGGGCCAAGCTCCGTAGTATCGGAAGGCGTTACCGCCGCCGCACCTTCGGCTAGAAATGTTCCGCTCATTCGTAATCCCCTCTCATGGCCGCGCGGCGTTCCAGATGGCGTCGCGCCAATTCGCCAAGGTTGATCTGCATTCCGCCCGGCGCCGCCTGGATGGCAAAGCGCGGTTGCTCGGGTGGTTTTTCAGGCCGCAATTCACGCCACGCCATCGCCAGGTATCGGAAGGCGTCCGCCGTGTGACTGGTCCAATCATGGCGCGGCTCGTCCCGAAACACGCGCTTCTTCTCGTCATAATCCGCCCGGTATTGGCGCAACGCTTCCAAACCCTCGCGGCACTTGCTTTCGTCAAACCAGCACCGCGCCATGGTCACGCGCGCCGCATTGATCCCGTCCATGACCTTGCCAGCGCGCAACACGCGCGGCACTCGCCCGGTCAAGTCCCGGAATGTCTCGATCCGCGTCCGGCCCGTGCCCAAGTCCCGCGCCTTGGCGTCATGCGGCAGGTAATCGTGCCCGTATTGGTAGCCTTTGGCATTCAGCACCGCTGCATAATGCGGCAGGCCGTGGCCATTGGCCTCGTAGTGATCAATCACCCGGATCTGGTTTGCTGCCACCTGGAAGAACCAGATGGCCGTGCTGTCGCCGACACCCAAGTCCCAGGCCGTATGCACCCGCAATGCCGGGTCCGCCGGCACATGGCAGATGCGCCCGGCTTCCTCAGCCTCGGCAATCTCGCGGCCATAATAGGCGCCGATGATAGCGGCGTCGAAACTGCATTCCCATTCTTGGGCGTATTGTTCGGGCGTCATTACCGCCCGCGCGGCTTCCAATTCACCTGGGGCGATTAAGCCCGTCTCCGAGGCTCGTAACATGGCCCGGAACCAGTCGGGGGACGCTGCGCCCTCCCATATCTCCCAAAAGGCATTGCGGCCCTTGGGCGTCCCGATAAACGTCGCCCAGCCTTCCCGATCAGCAAGCGCGGGGCGGATCACCTCCGGTAAGATGGCCGGGGGCATGTCCGCGTATTCGTCCAGCACCACGCCGTCGAAATACAGGCCGCGCAACCGTTCGTAGTTTTCGGCCCCATAAAGCCGGATGCGCGCCCCGTTCGGTAGGTCGCACCGCAACTCGCTTTCATGCCAAGCCGCGCCAGGTATCGCGCGCGTGAACTGCTTCACATAACCCCAGGCTATGTCCTTCGCTTGGACATACAGCGGCGCTACATAGGCGAAGCGCGGGTTTGGCTTGGTGCATCGCAAGGCGGCGTCAACCAAGTCCGCCACACATGCCACCGTCTTGCCCGCGCGCCGATGCGCCACAAGGCAAGCCCAGCGTTCCCGTCGCCGGTGGAATGGCGCGAATTGCTCCCGTGCCCGGTATCCCAAGTCAATCACGCGCGCCATGGTCAATCCTCCGCGCGGGGCACTCCGGTCACAATGGTGAAGGCCAGCGGCGCGTCAGCATCGCCGGAAACTGTCTGTTTGCTCTCGGGCGGCATGATCCTGTTCAGCAAATCCACCGCCGCCGCATGGCCGGATGGGTTTGTCTCATCCGTCGCCCGCGCCAGTTGCGCGTCAAGGATTGCGTCCTTATGCGCCGCGATGCGCGCCCGTATCTCTGCCGCGACCTCGTGCCCGGCGCGCTTGGCGTCCGGTGACGGCTGCGCCTCTGGCGTAAATGCCGCGCGCCCGTTGCCGCGCCTGGCGCCTTTGGCAGGCCCGCCATGACCGGGACCGTTGCCCTTGGGACGGGTCGCGCTCGTGCGACCGCCCATCAGTACTTCTTGCCGCCCTTCTTCTTCGTGCCCATGTGTCTCTCCATGAAAAAGCCCGGCAGCCTTGCGAGGCTCCGGGCGCAGAAAACCAGAATGATGGATGGCTACAAATAATTCAGTCGCTTGTCAAGCGCGAATTGCCCGGTCCCGACCATCACGGTAATCTTGCCACCCCTTGGACCGTGTTGACGCTTGCGCGCTGGTCAGGTCGATCCGCCAGCCGGGCGCCAGCGGGGAGAAAGCCAAGGGGCATTCAGTCACGGCGCGGCGGCGGATTGGCCAGATGCGCGGCAGTCAGCGCGTCCAGCCAGATCACCACGTCCGGCGGTATCCACACCGCGCCGCGTGCCCATTGGCGGACGGTGCCCTCGGGCCTGTCCAGGATGCGGGCCAAACCGCGCTGGGTCCAATGCAGCGCGTCAAGGCATTCGCGGAAGCGGGTGGGGGTCATGCGTCAACCTCTTGCGTCATTTCCCAAAACGCCTTAACCATGGCCCATTCACGCCACGGCGGGGTGTAACCCCATTTGAAGGCCCGGATGCACACGCGGGCGCATTCGGCAACGTAGGCGTCTTGCGCGTCTTCTGCGCGGGTCAGAATGTCGCGGGCGATCTGCAAGTTGCTCATGGCGCGGCCCCTTATGCTGCGCGCACACTGCGGCGCAGGCGGCGAGCCATTGCCTTGAGCGACCAAAAATCCGACCCATCCCACGCTTGCTCTGTGGCCGGGATGATCAATCCGCGATCCGCCAACAAATCGTTGCAGCGATCAAAAAAAGCGCCATGATTTATACCGCATGGGCTTGATGCAAACTGGCGAGAGGCGCGGGCAATTTCAGTGGCGGCGGCAGAAGTGATTGTGTAGGCCATCGGGCTAACTCCTCGAAACCGGGCACCATTGCCTCGGCACAATCCTTATACGCAAAGCGCGCGCATGGTGCAAGCGGAAAAATGCACGGCGCGTTATTTTTTTTCACATCCCCCAAACCTCCGCCACCCGCCCCAGCGCATCCCGAAACGCCTCGGGCGCCAGGCGCTCCGGCCATAGGTTCCAGCCGATCACCTGCCGGGCGTCATGCACAAGCGCTGGGCCTATCGCGTCATCGGCAAGCCTCAGATCGGCCAGCGCCGCAACCTGCCCCATGGTAGGGCCATATCCCCCGCCGCTGCCACGCACCCCCACCTTCGCCCCGCCCGCCACCTCAAGCCGGTGAAGGTATCGGTCCGCCGCCTCGTGATGCTCGTCACTCAGGAAACCGATCACCCAAAGCTGATGATAAATCACCCGCCGGCTTGCGGCCCGTATGGCGGGCGCTGAGGGCGCCTCCGGGTCTGTCCGGTAACCTACCAGCACCCGGCCCGCCAGAAGGCCCTGTGCCGGCCCAAAATCGGTTTCTATTTGCTTTTCAGGGCGGCCCCTGCCCCGTTTGGCCGCGCGCGGAGCGTTCATGGCTTGATCTCCATCTGCTTCCGGGCTGTCGCAGCCCATTTCTGCCACCGTTCGGCCTTTGCGGTCAAGTATTCTCGATCTTGGCCCGGCAAGGCCCTGGCAATGGCGTCTAGGGCGGCCTCGGCCCTCGCGGTGCCGATCTCCATCAATTCTTCATCCACATGGCGCCGGGCCAAGTCAGCCGGGCCTAGCGCCATTTGCGGGCGCTCCGATTGGCGCGCGGGATCAGCCGGGACGCGATTGCGCTGGTCAGGCCGGCGGGCGGTCTCGGCCATGCGTCCGGGCCACCGGGGCAGCCTGCCGCTTCCCATGCAAGGTATTCCTCATTCCATGCCTTGTCTGCCGTCCTGATGCTGGCCTTGGTCGGATAGGCGTCGGCTGGGTCCGGCTGTTTTTCATCGTTGCGCTTTTCTAACGCTTGGGCACCGGGACACGGGACGCGGGACATTCCAGACCCCGAGACAGCGGGACAATGGACCCCCCCCTTTAGGGGGGGGGTTCCAGAATGTCCCGGCGCCTGTCCCTCGCCGCCAGTCAAAATGTCCCGATTGTCCCGATTTGTCCCGGCAATGTCCCGGCCATTTTGGGGGTCAAAAAGTGATGGTTGATTGCGCGCGATTACCATTTTAGACTGCCCAAACAAGGTCATGATGCACTCCTATTTTACCCTTTTGGGATAGCCCCTCGGCTGCCCGGTTGAAGGCTTTCTTCTTTGCTTCGTGACTATCGGCGGTTGAACGAGCAAAGAACGCTTCACGCCATGCTTGCTTGGTTGCGGCAGTCTGCACCCCGGCTTGCGCGGCTTGATAAGGCGGCTGGACGGGCTGCGAAGCCATCACGTCATGCAAGATACGCAGCGCCATGGCCTCGCCATTGGTGAGGCTTGCGCGGGCTTCCTGGGCCATTGTCTCGGCAGGCTTGACCACGCATGACGTGACCGGCTTGCCGCGATGGTTAGTGCCGAGTTCGATGCGTTCCAGGTTGAAGGTCCAAACCCCGTCAATCTCTAACTCGCGCTGCTTGGTGACGCGGGCGGTGCTTGGGCTGTTTGCGTCGGGGCGGCTGATCTCAATCTCGGTGTCTGTGGCGGCGCGAAGCAGGCTATGGCCCCGCGCGCCCTGGGCTTGGTCCTTCCCGCTATGGTGTATCCAGGCCACATGCGCACCGGTTGCCTGCCGGATGCGGTCTGAGTTCATGACCAAGGCGCCCATGTCTTCCGGGGCGTTTTCGTTGCCGCCAGCCATGGCGCGGGACAGGGTATCCATTACCACCAGGGCGACATTCCAGCCCATCTTGGCGGCGGCTTCCTGAATGGCTTCAATCAGGCGGGACGTGTCCGCTTCCGGGTTCAGCATGTCCAAGGCGACCGGGATAATAGCGAAGGGCAGCGGGGCGCCTTCCACCCCGTAATGCTTGGCCCAGGCTGCCACGCGATTGCGGATGCCATGGCTACCTTCCAAGGCGCAATAGATCACGCCGCCCTGGGCTACCTCGCGCCCATTCCAGGGCTTGCCCATGGCGACATGCAGCGCCAGGTCGGATGCGAAGAACGTCTTGCCGCAGTTGGATGGGCCATAGAAAACGCTCATTGCGGCCCGGATTAGCAGGTCCTCCACAAAGTCATCGCCGGTTAGGGCGGGTTCCACGTCTTGGAAATAGACCAGCGGCAGGCCGGTGCCGGGCGCGTCCGGGGCTACGCGTTCAACGTCGATCGACGGCGGCTCCGGGTCGGGTTCCGCGCTCCAATGGGCCGGGGCGGCGTCGCGCGGCGGCGGCTCTGGCGCGCGGGGCATGTATTCCTCAACTATGGTCCGGCGGATCATAGGCGCGGGCGCCTCGCGAGGCTTGGCCATGCCTTGCGTGAAAGCCTGGCGCAGCGTCTTTTGGGCTGCCGGGAAATCATCGCACCGGGCGCGCAAGCCTTCCAGGGCGGACGCCAGCGCGGCTATGGCTGGCCCCTCCGCAAGCTGCCCGGCTGCGACCAACCCGCCGATGCTGTATGCTTCCCGGTTTAGCGTGTCATGCTTGGCCCCGTCCGGTGCGGTCATAATCGCGCTGGCTGCGGCGTCCAGGGCTGCCAGCCCGTAGGGCGTCCCGTCGCCAGATTGCCGGGGCGGGCCAGGCGGGCGCGGCGCTACGGGCTGCGCTTGCGGCGCGGGCGGGTCTATCAGATCCAGCAACCACGCTGGCGCCTCGGCAATGGTCGAGGCGTCAACCACGTCATACCCATCGGAAGGCGGTGCGATGATGTAACCGCCCGTCCCTCGCACATCCACACCCGGCCCAACCTTGGATGCGCTGTTGCGGATGGTGCGACCGGCAGGCATGGTGAACAACAGGTGAATGCCGCCTGATCGCGTGCGGTGCCGCCGCGTCTTGGGCAGGCGGCTTTCATGCGCGGCCAGCCATTCCAGGCCCCGCGCGCCGTTCTTGCAGTCGAGGTCGAGAACAAAAAACCCGGACGCCTCGCCTGTGGGGATGCCGATCATCGCAGCGTTGCGGAAGCTGCGCTGGATCGTGGCCGCGTCGCGCGTGGCATCGCGGAAGCCATGTTGCGTCATTGGGCGCTTCTGGTCATCGCACGGGAAAACCGGCAGGCCCATTTCCTCGGCAAGCCATTGGGCGGACGCGGCGAGGGTCATGCGAAATACCCCTTGACAGTTAGGCCCAATGGCCCTATGTATGCGGCATGTTCAAGCCCGCCACCAGCCCCGCCCTTCCCGCCGATGCCATCGGCTTTATTGGTCGCCGTGATGATCGGCCCGAGCGCCTGGCGCTGTTCCGCGCCGATGGCAGCCTGTCCAACACGTTCCGCATTGACGAAACGATTGAAACGCTGCGCCCAGCCTTGGCGGCGGCGGGCATGGCGGTTGACGGGCAAGGCATTGTTCGCCGTGTCACCTGAAGAATTCAGGGAGGCCATTGCCGCGCTTGGCATGTCACAGCGCGCGGCGGCATCAGCGCTTGAGGTGGATGAACGCA